ATATGTAACTCCTTCACAGCGTTATGAGATGGAAAAAGAACGTCAAGAGCAAAAAGAGCAAGCTCAAAACGAGGCGGCCTACAATGAAGCCAGTCAAAGTATGGGCAAGAAAAAAGGCGGAAAAATTAAACATTATCCAAGCGCAGTAGCTGCTTTAAAGGCTGCCGAAAAACGTGGGGATAAAGAGTTTAAAGTTAAATTTTTAAACAAAAAAGAATCCAAAACAATGGCCTCTAAGCGTGGCGATGGAATTGCTATGCGTGGACACACCAAAGGCAGATACCTATAATGGACTCGACGATATGGAATGCGGTTCTCTCCTTACTTGTCGCTTTGTTAGGCTGGGTGTTGAGAGAGAAATCAGCAGAATTGCAACGCGTAACTATTTTGCTAAACAAGACTCGGGAAGAGATTGGCAAAGAGTATGTGAGCAGAGCAGAAGTCCATGCCGATATAAACAGAGTTCTGGACCGGTTGGATCGTCTGGAAAGCAAGATTGATAGATTGATGGAGAGCGCACATGCCGTCAGTTAGCAAAAAGCAGCACAATTTCATGGAAGCGGTGGCTCACAGTCCAGCGTTCTCCAAGAAAGTAGGGGTCCCTCAAAATGTGGGGCAGGAGTTCAGTAAAGCGGACAAAGGCCGCACATTTAAACAAGGTGGAGATATGGAAAAGAAACACGAAATGCATCATCATCATATGAAGATGGCTCATCATCACTTGAAAGAAGCGATGAAACACGGTGGTACAGCACACCACAAAGCTTATGCCAAAGGCGGCGAAGTGACTGGTATGCACGGTACTGAAGAAAAACGCGGCATGACCACAGCCAAAATGGGCAAGGTTACAGCTGGTGGTATTAAAAAGCACGGCGAGCACTCAGTTCAAGAGCGCGGTCATACAAAGGCTATGATGCCTAAGATGGCTGGTTCTACAACTGGTATGAAGCGCGGCGGAGCTGCTAAACATCATCACAAAAAGTGAGGCGTACCATGCACAGCAAACATCACGAGCACCACAAGCACGTTCACCCAGCTGGCCATGAGTATCCTCATGAGCACAAGCACCATGTTCACCACATGAAAGAACATGAAGAAGGTGGTCACGTTCATCACCATCATTACTACAAAGAGCATGCTGCTGGCCACAAGCTGCACCATGAGGTTGTAGAGCACATGCACAAGCACCAAAAACACGCCGGTTAAGGAGTTAATCATGCCAATGATGCCAAGAATGCGTAATGCGATGGCTGCACCTACAGTTGCAGCTCCTATGGCTGGACGTATGCCTGTTAATCCAATGTTAGCAGCGCGTCGTCCCGGTGGTATGAAAAAAGGTGGAATGACTCACCGCGCACATGAGCGTGCTGACGGTTGCTGCGAGCGCGGCCACACCAAAGGCACTATCGTGGCCTGTAAAGGCGGGATGTACAAATGATGGCCAGTAGGGGTATGGGTGACATTAACCCGTCAAAAATGCCTGGTAAAAAGGTAATACATCGCAAGGATAAACCAAACGATGTAGATGTGTATGCTAAAGGGGGCAAGGTGTGGGAAACACCAAACCCCAAGAAAAAACACAAGCACCTGAGTCCAGCTAAGAAAGCGGCAGCGAAAGCTTCTGCCAAAAAGGCTGGACGCCCATACCCAAACTTGATTGACAATATGAAGGTAATGAAATGAAACACCACTTTATCAATTTCTTGAGCGACGCTGGCCACTCTGTTTCCGGTTATGAGCACAAGCTTTTAGAAAAGTTTGCTGCGTTTGTTGAGTCTTTTGAGGCCAAACAAAATGAACCTGCACCTGTTGTTGAGGCTCCTGCACCTGCTGAGCCTGTTGCTGTTGTTGCGGATACTGCTCCAGCTCCCGCGCAAGTAGTGGAGTCTGCGCCTGCTGTTGAAGCTCCTGCTGGTAATATTACCAACACAGAAACTCCTGCTGCATAATGGCTAATACATCCGGCGTTGCATCGTTCAATTTACAGCTTCCCGAGTTAGTCGAGGAGGCTTTTGAGCGTTGCGGTGGAGAATCTCGTTCCGGATATGATGTTAGGACGGCCCGTCGGTCATTGAATTTACTCTTTGCCGATTGGGCCAACCGTGGCATCAACATGTGGACGTTTGAGCAAGACGCCATTACATTGGTTCCTGGACAGCCCACATACGCTTTGCCTGACGATACAGTTGATTTGCTTGAGCATGTCATTAGAACTCAGCAAAATGTGGCCAACAACCAGGCCGATTTGACGATTACACGCATTAGTGTTTCTACTTATGCGACGATTCCTAATAAACTTATTCAAGGACGCCCTATCCAAGTATGGATTCAGCGTCTTTCAGCCAATGATCAAGTCACTGCTGCCACTGTATATTCCGCTGTTGGCACAACGGACACCTCGATTGCCGTTAGTACCCTCAATGGATTACCAAATGCTGGTTTTATTAAGCTCGATTCCGAGCTGATTGGGTTCAACGAACTCCAGCCAGCCGCTAATGGCAGCCCTGCTTACCTCTTGAACTGCACTCGCGGGCAAGGAAACACCACAGCTGCTACGCACAACGCTGGTATTGCGGTCATTTTGTCGCAAAAGAACAGTATTACCGTGTGGCCAACCCCTGATTCATCGCAGGTTTACCAGTTTGTGTACTGGAGAATGCGCCGAGTACAAGATATGGGTGGCGGTACCAACATTGCTGACGTGCCATTTAGATTTGTTCCATGCTTGGTGGCTGGACTGTCCTATTACATGGCGTTAAAAGTACCAAATGCGCTGGAAAGATTACCAATTTTGAAGTCTCAATACGATGAGGCCTGGGAATTGGCGGCTGGTGAAGATCACGAGAAGGCTGCGGTGCGTTTTGTGCCACGCAGGATGTACATAGGCGGGAGTTACTGATCATGGGCAACAGGTTTGCCTCTGGTAAGAATGCGATTGCGGAGTGTGATCGTTGCGGGTTCCAATATAAGTTGACGGTTTTAAGAAAAGAGATCATTAAAACCAAGAATTACAACATATTGGTATGCCCCTCTTGCTGGGACCCAGATCAGCCTCAGTTGCAATTGGGCATGTACCCTGTAGATGACCCACAAGGACTGCGAGATCCGCGCCCTGACACCACCTATTACGCTTCTGGCGTGACTGCTGATGGAAGTATTGGTGGCGGTAGTAGAGTTTTTCAGTGGGGTTGGAATCCAGTTGGCGGAGCCAGTAGTTTTGATGCAGTTTTGACGCAAAACTATTTGATTCCAAACGTACAAGTGGGTACAGTTACAATAGTTACAACGTAGGAGCTAAAAATGGCTAAACATGACGATATTCAAGAAGACAAGAAGCTGATCAAGAAGGCTTTTGGTATGCACGATAAACAAGAGCATCCCGGCAAGCACACCGACTTGAGCAAACTCAAGAAGGGTGGCAAAATCCACAAAATGGCCAAAGGTGGCGTCACTGGTAAAGCCATGAGAGCTGTTGGCCGCAACTTGGCTCGCGCTCACAACCAAAAACCTGGGAGCAAATGATGGTTACTCAAGTTAAACCAACAACCAAAAACAGCCCCGCCATTCATAAGCCTACAAAGGTGTTTAATGGTTCTGCTGAAGAGTATGCTCGTCCACATACCATGAAGGATAAGCCCGTTCATCTTGAGGATGCAGGCACTGAGCCAAGCTTCAACAAGAAGAAAAACTGGGTTCCACTCAAAGGTGTAAGTATTACCATGAATGAAGAAGTCAAAGAGACTGGCATCAAGATTCGCGGTACTGGAGCAGCTACTAAAGGTGTGATGGCCAGAGGACCAATGGCGTGAATTACACTCAGCTTTCTCAATCAATTCAGGACTATACACAGAACTATGAAACCACTTTCGTAGAGTATATTCCCACGTTCATTGAGCAAGCTGAACAACGTATTTACAATTCCATCCAGTTCCCATCCATTCGCAAGAATGTGACTGGACCACTGACGCAACATAACCAATATTTGTCTTTGCCGCCTGACTTTTTGGCGGTTTATTCTTTGGCTGTTTATCAAGTCACCACGACCACTGCTACAGGAACGTCTGGTACTTATACCATCACGATTGGCTCAAACACCAATGTGGCTATTGGTCAGATCGTGACCGGGACAAACATTCCAAATGGCGCTACGGTTACAAACGTCAATGGCCTGGTCATTACTTTGAATTTAGCTTTGACTGGCACTGTTTCTGGGAATGTTACTTTCCAGGGCAGCTATCTGTATTTGCTTAACAAAGACGTTAACTTTATTCGTGAGACATATGGAAATCCAGTTTCTTACGGACTGCCGCAATATTATGCTTTGTTTGGACCGACTGTAACTGGTGGAACTATTACCACTGATTTGACTGTAATTCTTGGGCCAACTCCAGACACAAATTACATGTCTGAATTGCACTATTACTATTATCCTCAGTCAATCACAACAAGCGCAGATGGCACATCTTGGCTGGGTGATAACTTTGATTCTGTGCTGTTATACGGATCTCTTGTTGAGGCTTACACTTTCATGAAGGGTGAAGCTGACATGGTGACTTTATACACCCAGAGATATGCAGATGCATTGACATTGGCTAAACGTCTTGGCGATGGCATGGAACGTCGTGATGCCTACAGATCAGGACAAACAAGGGTTAATGTGCCATGAGCATAGTCCAGACCGTAACCACCAGTTTCAAAGTGCAGCTTGCTCAAGGGCTGCACAACTTTGGGCCGACCAGCCCAAACACTTTTTATATTGCGCTGTTTACATCTTCAGCCACAATCAATGCGTCAACAACGCAGTATTCAAACGCTCTGGTTGGAGAAGTAACAGGCGGGGGGTACACACAAGGTGGTCAACAACTTACCATCACGACAACTCCAACGTCTGGGGCCACAGGCGGCACGGTTGCATATTGGTCGTTTCAGAATATAGTGTGGAGTCCGGCTTCATTTACAGCTCGTGGTGCTCTGATTTACAATGCAAGTCAGAACAATGCATCAGTAGCAATTTTGGATTTTGGTTCAGACAAAGTCTGCAACTCATCATTCACGATTCAGTTTCCAGCAGTTACTAACACAAACGCAATTTTGAGGATCGCATAATGCTCGTTACAACTACCAAAGGCGAAATGGATGACTCCCTTCTTGAGAAAAAAGAAGGCGTAGTTGACGATGAAAATGAGTACACAACATGGGTTGAATACTGGTTGGATGGCGAGCTCGTGCACCGTTCAGCGCATGTAACTTTAAAGAAATCACCTTTCATGGATTTAATCGCCGCATCAATGGCATAAGGAGCTTAAATTGGCTAACACTCAATCAATGTGCACTTCTTTCTTAGGCGAACTGTTGAGCGCTACGCACAACTTTAGTTCTTCTAACCCCGCCCATACAGCAAATACTGCCGATACATTTAAGGCGGCTTTGTATGTGACAACCGCTACGATCAATGCGGCTACAACAGCATACTCTGCAACCAACGAAGTATCGGGTACAGGCTATACGGCAGGCGGTATTGCGGTAACAAACGCAACCAACCCAACATCTACAAACAGCTCATCTACGGCTGGAGTTGGCTACTGGACGCCTTCAGCCAACTTGGTTTACTCCACAGTGACTCTAACCACTGCTTTTGATACTGTTTTGATCTATAACTCAACACAGAGCAATAAGGCAGTTTCAGTTCATACGTTTGGTTCACAGACCATCACGGCTGGTACATTTACGTTGACAATGCCTTCCAACACAACGACAACTGCTTTATTGCGTTTGTCTACAACTTGATAGGTGACTTATGTCATTTGGGTGGGGCAGTGGCCCTTGGGGTAACGGCACTTGGGGTTATGGTGGTCTTCCACTAACAGGTGACGCTGCTTCTGGTGCGGTAGGTACTGCATCCCCAAATATCACAATTGCATTATCAGGAGTTGGTGCTTCTGGTAATGTAGGATCAGTTACTGAGGCGGATACTGAGAGTTTAAGTGGCGTTAATGCCGCAGGTAACACAGGAACGGTTTCGTCCAATATCACAGTCAGTTTGACAGGGGTTGGGGCAACTGGGGCAGTAGGTTCTCAAACAGTCAATATCACAATCGCCCTATCTGGTGTAGGAGCAAGTGGTAGCGTAGGATCGGTTCTTGTCAGCAACACTACGGCGTTGTCTGGAGTTCTGGCAAGCGGGTTTGTAGGCACAGTTACAGGCGCTAAATCGGTCAGCATTTCTGGTGTTCAGGGTTCTGGTGCAGTTGGTCAGATGGTGGCCAACAATACCGATGGAGATATTGGTAACGTAGCGATTGGAGCGCCGGGTTCTGTTGGTGCAAGCCTCACGATTGCCATCTCGGGTGTTGGTGCTTCTGGTGCGGTTGGATCGGTTACGGCAAACCCAAGTCAGGCTTTGTCTGGCAATAATGCCACTGGAGCTGTAGGAGCTTTGTCGGTTCCTCTGGGGTCAGCAACTGCGAAGGGTAATGTCGGTACAGTTGGTGCTAATGTCACGATTGCTTTGACAGGTGTTGGGGCAACAGGGGTAGCCGGAACGGTGACGATGGGGGCTAGAACGGCTCAGTTGGTTGGGGTTACAGCATCAGGACAAGTCGGTAATGTAATTGCAGTATATTGGAGTTTAATTGATGACAGCCAGACTCCTTCATGGCAGAATGTGGGGGACGCTCAAACCCCTGACTGGTCTACAATTGATGACAGTGAGACGGCAAATTGGACGGTGATTTCAACAGGATAAAATTATGTCGATTAACAACACAACTCTTTTAGGTCTTGCCCAACCAGTCACAGGACAAGAATCAGGTGTCTGGGGTGACGATGTAAACAATGGCTTAACAGAGCTTGTTGAGATTGCCATTGCGGGCGTGAACAACATCACGCAGGACTCAGACATCACGCTTGCCGTCAGTAACGGAAGCAATAGCTCAAGTTTCACTTCAACTGCAACAAATTCTACAGTTGCTCAGTATTATGTCCTGAACTGTTCGGGCTCCAGAACGGCTGCAAGGAACATCATTGTTCCAACCACCAGCAAAACATATGTAATCACTAACGCCACCACAGGCGGATACGCCATCACGATCAAAAAATCTGGCGGTACGGGAGTGGGTATTGTTAGTGGTGAAACAGCGATTGTGTTCTACAACACGATTTCTGGTGATGTGGCTAAAGTCAGCTCTTTGAATACGTTCGGTGCGATCACTGCGACTTCGATTACAAATTCAGGTTTAACTTCAGGCCGTGTGGTGTACAGCACTACAGGCGGTTTGGAAACAGACTCAGCCAACTTTACGTTCAACGGCACAACCGCCACAATTAACACACTGAATCTGACAAATGCTTTGGGTACTTCTTATGGTGGTACGGGTGTGACTACATCTACGGGTACAGGTAGCGTGGTGTTGAACACATCTCCTACTTTGGTGACTCCTGTATTGGGAACACCTACGTCTGGTACGTTGACCAATTGCACAGGATTGCCCAATAGTGGTCTTGTGAATAGCACAATAACCATTGGTGGAACATCTGTTGCGTTAGGTGGTTCTACATCTGCAATTACCAATGACATCACCATTCATGGGTTGACTGTTGGACAAGGTGCAGGTTCTGTATCTACTAATACTGCGGTGGGAGCAAGTGCATTATCCAGTAATACTTCTGGAGGCTATTCCAACGCATTTGGGCAAAATGCTCTTAGATCACAAACAACACCAAATGGAAACAATGCTTTTGGTAATAGTGCGTTATATACAAATACAACTGGTGGATACAATTCTGCTTTTGGTAATTCCACTTTGTATTCAAATAGTACTGGTTCAAATAATTCTGCTTTTGGGTCTGGTGCTTTAAATTCCAATACTACGGATAATAATTCAGCATTTGGTTATAGCTCTTTAATATCAAACACTTCAGGAACAAACAATGTTGGAATTGGAGCCTATGCACTTCAATCCAACACCACAGCATCTAACAATACAGCAGTAGGTTATCAATCTTTTTACAACAACACAACAGGTACAAGTAACGTAGGTGTTGGTTATGGTACTGGTGGCGCATTAGGTGGATCAACTGGAGCAATAAATAACATAACTGCAATTGGATATGCTGCTCTTGCAAAAACAACAGGTGACAGCAATACGGCTGTTGGTAGGTTGGCTAGTTATCAAAACACATCTGGCACTTACAATGTTTCAGTTGGTGATTCTGCTTTATTTTCCAACACCACAGCCTCTTACAACGTAGCAGTAGGATACCAAGCAGGGTATAGCAACACCACAGGAACTAGGTCAACATTTTTAGGTTCTTATGCTGGGTATTGGTCAACTGTTAATGACAATACTGGTATTGGATATAGTGCTTTAGGTGGTAATGGTGGTGGTGTAACAGGAACAAATAATACTGCTTTGGGTTCTCAAGCCATTCAAGCAATTACTTCAGGCGCTAACAACACAGCAGTAGGTTATCAAGCTGGCGCATCAATAACAACTCCCGGAGCCAATGTTTGTCTTGGTTCTTATGCTGGTTATCAAGGAGTTGGTTATGCAATAACAACTGGTGGAAGAAACATTTGTATAGGTTATCAACCAACTTTAGGTAGTTCGGGCGCAGATACAAATGAAATTGTAATAACAACTCGTGGTGATTCTGTTGCTGGTAAAGGCTCTACTACAGGATATATTGATGCTGGTGGTGGCGGTGTATATCAAGGCAATAATTCAAGCTCATGGTCTACAACTTCAGACCAAAGATTAAAGAAAAACATTGTTGACAATAATGTAGGTTTAGACAAAATTGTTCAAATTCAAATCAAAAACTTTGAATACAGACTGCCAGAAGAAGTTGATCCATCCCTAAAGCCTACAGATGCTATTAACATCAAGGGCGTTCAATTGGGTGTGATTGCTCAAGAACTTCAAACTATTCTTCCTGATTGCGTTAAAACAGAATCTACTGGTGTTCTTGGGTTGGATACTGGTAATATTATGTGGCACATGATTAACGCAATAAAAGAACTCAAAGCAGACAATGACTCAATGCGAGCTGCTCTCAAAACTGCTGGCGTGGCTGGCTTCTAACCTCCAAAAGGAAATATTATGGCAACAATCAATCAATGGACATGGACGATCACATCAATGCAACAATGGCCTAGTGGCACAAACGCTGGCTATGTTGTTAATGTCAACTGGGAGCTAACAGGTACAGATGGCACTCACACAGCTAGTATTGGTGGAAACACTCAATACCCAGTTACTGATGCCCAAGCAGGATTCACACCCTACGCACAATTAACTCAAGCCACGGTTATCGGTTGGGTGCAAGAGTCTTTAGGTGCTCAAGGTATTGCTAACTTTGAAGCAAACGTGCAAGGACAAATCAATAGTTTAGAAAACCCCCCAGTTTCCCCCACAACACAACCATTGCCTTGGAGCGCATAATGGACAAAGTAACTTTATCAACCACACTCGTGAATAACATCATGGCGTACTTGGGAACTAGACCTTTCCAAGAAGTATTCCAATTGATCCAAGAAGTTCAAAAAGAAGCTGCACCACAAGTCCAGCAACCAGCCGAGGCGCCAAATGGCAACTAAGTGGATACAGAAAGCCATCAACCCCAAGCACAAAGGCGCTCTTCACAAAGCGCTGGGCGTGCCTGAAGGGGAGAAAATCCCCGCCAAGAAAATGGCAAAGGCTGCCAAATCAACAAACCCTAAAGTGGCAAAGATGGCAAATCTGGCCAAGACTTTGGGCAAGCTGAAATAATGGACGGATCTTCGCCAGAAGTGGCAAATCCTTCAGAAGTAAGCCCTCTTACGCAAGGGCATTACTTCACCACTCCGCTTTATACATCGGATAAACCTGAGTTTTTAGAAGCCGCCAAACAAGTTACTGACGAACATCTTGAGTTCATCAGAAAGACTCAGAAGCTGGATGAGATTTATCCTGCTCACATGACGGCCAACATTTACACAGACCCGCGCATGGCAGCATTTTGTCAGTTTGTGGGCGAGCAATCCTGGTACATTTTGTATGGCCAAGGGTATGCAATGAAGAATTTAAGCACCAGCATTGAATCGGTTTGGTGCCAAGAACACTATAAGCACTCCTTGATGGAGCAACACACGCACAATGGCTTGATTCAAATCGTTGGTTTTTACTTCATTGACTGTCCAGAAGGCAGCTCAAACGTGATGTTTCATGACCCAAGACCCGGCAAAGTGCAAATTAGTTTGCCAGAAGACAATCCAAACTACATCACTCCTGCATCAAATGTGATAGGATTTGCGCCAAAACCCGGTCAATTTTTCTTTACAAACTCATGGCTCGCACACTCTTTCAGCAGACATGCGTCAGACAAACCGCTCCGATTCATACACTTCAATATGATGGTAGTGCCGACAGCTCCAATGTCGCCGCCAGCAGAAGTGGTTTGAAATATTCGATCCGGTTTAACAAGACGCGAGGAATGCCCGGTAGGGGTACGAAAGATCACGTCTGGCGAGTGTTTGAAGGCACAAAAGAATATCTGTTCAAGAACGTTCAGATCAATGTGCCATCATTCAGCGAGCAAGATGGTGAAGACTGGAACATTTGTTGTTTTGGCAAGATGAGAATTGACAGAGATACATCAACCGCAATCATTGAAAAGGTGTAGAAATTGATCCGTTCACCCTTGTCGCCCTTGCTTCTGGCGCTTTCAAGCTCTGCAAAGACGCTTGCGAGATGTACAAAGAAGGGCGCCAGATTGTTACTGACATTGCCCATGAAGTTGATGGAGTTGTCAAGGACGTTAAGGCAGTACAAAAGAAAGCCAAAGGTCTTCTTGGGTTCTTGAGCGCCGTATTCGGCAAGAAAGAGGAAGAGCAACCACAAGTTGCTCAACCCGCCAAGAAGGTCAAGAAAAAGAAGGAGCCTCCTCCAGAGTTTGATGAGAACCTCATTTACCAACAGGTCAGTGATGCTCTCATCAAGTTCTTCCAAGCGTATAACTCGCTGAAGAACTACGTCAAAGAACAGGAAGAATTTGCTCTCCATGCAAATAACGATGAAGGTCAAGAGGCTGCAATCAAGATAACGATTGCAAATTTGCAGATGGAGAAGTTGAATCAGGAGCTGAGTGATTACATGATATACCATGTGCCTAATGAATTGAAGGACTTGTATACTCGGGTCAATCAGCAAATTGGTCACATTGCCAATGTGCAGGCGCTTGCAAGACGGGAAGAAATGCTGAAGGAGCGTAGGGCAAAATGGCAACGGCGGCAAAAGGCAGATCTAATCAGGGGAAGAATGGTGGCTTCAGCAATTACAGTGCTGATGCTAATGTGGATATGGCTGATGATAATAAGTCTGACTCACTCGCCATCCTACTGATTATTCTTCTGTTGGTTATTTTGTTATTGTTGATTCCGTTGATTGCTTGGATGTATGTAGATGTTAGGCAGATGGAACTCAGGGTCAACAAGGCATTGACAAGGATTGAGGGAAAATGATTAAAAAATGGATTTTTGTATACATGATGAGGTTGTCATGCATACTTTTTTTGCTTTTGTGTACAGGTTGCCACGATTCTTATCGGTATATATGCCAAGACCCTGAGCATTTTAATGATGCCGTTTGCCAGCGTCCGAGGTGTGAGTTTGATCAAGATTGCCCAGACTATTTAGTAGCCCCTATTTTGGAGAAAAAGATTGAAGGAACTACTTCTAGCATTCCTCAACAGCCCCAAGGAACGCCTCAGTGCAGATGACATAGAGGTCCGAGTTCGGGCCTTTGTGATTATTGTGGTGACCTTGATTCTGTTCTTTATTGTGGTCACGCTGATTTATAGCGTGATGTTTGTGAGCCAGCCAATCAAGGCTATGGCTCCAATTGACCAGGCATTCACCAAAATGCTAAATGACATTGTTTTGCTTATTGTGGGCGGTATAGGTGGAATTATGACCAAAGGTATCAGCAATGAGGCCACCAACATGATGAACGCGGCAAAGGCCAATACAGCGGCTTATGTAGCCCCTCCACCACCGCCCCCTGCGCCTATTATCATGAC